ATAGACCCTGAATGCCTTGTTGATTGAAATACTCTGTGAAGGTTCTTCGATATGTACGTAGAGATACTCATTACCATGAAGAGCGGCGAGGGTGTGGAGGTCAATAGCATCAGTGACCAGCATATCACCAGACATGAACCCAAGATACAAATCCTGACGAACTTGTATTTCCATTACAAGATGGGTGATATCACGAAATGAGCCATCTGCCGAAATTAGCTGAATAGCCTTGACACGAAAATCGCGTGTATCTACATATTTGTCATCAGGTAGCCGTTGTGCGGTTACGTTGATTTCTTGAAGATCAGTTTCCATCGCGCATCAATCTCCTGAACTCATTCTCAACAGAAATCACATATTTCTTATCCAATAGCTTGATGGTTCGCCGCTTCTCATTCTCTAGTTCCTCATAGGTGTAATTGGATATCGCGTAATTGGTGATTGTCACATTGATTGTAATACCGGATCCAAAATACTCTGTGTAGGCGTCAGCCTCTAAAGATGCGCCTATTGCTGGCAGGAAGGGTGTGGTTTCCAGCAATCCGGTGGTCATGTTCTGTTGAAGAGCCGAGAGGGTCGTGATCACTTCGTTGGAATACTGAGGGAGGCTATTGAGGAATACCTCATAGACTGTCTTCTGTTCATAGTGGTGTAACGCATACGGATTCACATACTTGTTGGTGATATAGGTATTCAACACAGGTGAGGACATAGGGAACGAATAGTATGGATCCATTATCTGATTGAACATGAGGACAATCCAATGCCTGTTAGGATCATCATATAACTTGTCCGCAATCATTTCAGGAGTCTCGTTATCCTTGACCTGATACTCATACCAGACTGCCGTATTGTTCATGATATCTTTCAGGAACGAAGAACGAGTCAGGATATTGGTGAGCGCAATGGTGTTGTTGCCTGTCTCTAGATCAGTGTAGGATACCAATGGCAGTTGATTGAAATATGGCATGAGTTTAGTATCCCTTATCCCTTAGTGCTTTGTGCATAATTTCTATTTCTGTGAACTGTAGCACCATGTTGATCTGAATAGGCATACCATCCTTATAGGTAGAGAACTGCTCTAACCCACTGGAATAGTTCACATCAATCTTGTTGAGGACACATGTGGATATCAGAGGTAGGTTTTCATTCAGCTTACCCATGTACTTCAATTGGATATTGAAATAGGAAGGTGGTGTGATGTATCTTCCACCGCCACCTGAATACATTGGTGACGCATGGTACTTGAGTCTCTTGACAATATTGATACAAGATTCTGCTTCGGCAATATTACGTGGAGTCATGGTGAAATCGAAGTTGAAGCTACGCATCTCGGTGGATCCATAGATGACTTCGAATTGTGGATTGATAGCATAACCCATTGAAGAAAGACCCACACCAACGAGAGTATCTGCGTCAATACTAGCATCAACGGTTTCATTTAGTGCCAGAATACCGGCTCTTATGACTCCTTCAGTACCCATTTTCACAGCCGAACCTAAGACATTACTAGCCGCCGAAAGACTACCACCCTCTTTCCATAAACCAACAAGAGAACTGATTGCTTCTACACCCATCCCACCGAAGGTACCGAGAGCATCTGTGAGTGATTTGGTTTGGTAATCATTTCCATGAGAATCGTTCCACGCACCTTGAGGGATGTATAGAGCAATCAAATCTGACTTTTTGGCTCGGTGACTGATATTTGTTATGGTTCGTGGATCAGAAACTAGGTTAATGTTTGAAGCTAAATCATCCAACGATGTGTTTACACCTATTGGTTTACTCACACCGGCAGATGTTGGCGTTTTACTGAACTGCGCTCCTGTAAAAACATTCCCACCTGAATCCTTTAGTCCTGTTGGAATTGGTACCCAACACTGAAACTCTACTGTATGTGGATATAGATGTGTGTCGCCAACATCAAGAGGATATCGTAGATTACCGTATGTGAAATTGACACCACTCCCCGACTGCTCTAACGCAGATAGAGGACCATAGGTTTTCTTGGCAATATTACCTACCTCTCTGACTGCCGCTCCAATTTGTGTGATGAAACTCATACTCGTATCCTATTAGTGCTGTAAGTTATTTAGAGATTGACTGGATGATGAGAATCACGAACACCGGATCTAATGAAAGATTTATCGTTAGATAAAGCAGAACCAGATGTGAGAGGACGAGATGGTGGCATCATAGTATTGCTCGTTTTATTCACCACAATAGGTGCTACCACTTGTGATCCCGCACCATTTCCTGAATTAGATGTTGGTTGTGAGTTCATACCTCTACCGGGTAGTGTTGCTGCTCCACTATTTCGACGCTTGAATGCTTCATCAAAGCGTTGTTTCATTTCAGGGACACTACCACCAGTCCTTTGTTGTTCTTTACCTCCTGCGAGTGAGGTCCAAGTAGATTTCAGTGCTTTGGCAACAGAACTAAGGTTGCCGTTTTGGAGTGCTTCTTCCAAAGACTTACCATTAGTCGCCTTACTATACCTATCTTTCGCAAGATTCCATGCTGCTAAGTCTTGTGTTGCTGGCATAAAATTCTTATACCCATACTTGTGAACTAGCTCATCCCATGTTTGAGCGGTAATTTGGTATCTACCGGCAGCGGTAGATGGTTTACCAACATGACCATTGGCATTGAGCCAGTTACCACTTCCATCGACACGAACCCCCTTTGCCCGAGGATGATCCCCAAAATTGGTAATAGCCGCAGGACCACCATATTTACCATCACCCACTATGGCATTATATCTGTCCTGACTTTCGGGTTTGCCTATCATATCAAGGAACGCATATCCTAGTGGTGATATTCCAGTCGATGTATCTTTTGATAGTTCTTTGTCTAAGGATCCTGTATTATTGACGGCAGGTATACTAGGCATACCCGCTCTAGTGATTTCACCTCTACCGGCAGTCTGTGGAAATGGTGCTGGCTTGTTGTTGGTATGCGCAAATTTGTTGACGGCGTTCTTGATCCTATTTCCAAGTGGCACTTTCGGTGGTTTTGCCGCCGCTGGTGCTGGTGTTGCTGCCGCCGCTGGTGTTGCTGCCGCTGGTGTTGCTGCCGCTGGTGGCGTCGTCCCGAATGCCTTTCCTACTGGTGTTAGATTTCCTTTCCTATCAATCTTACCATCTATTTCATCAAAGAATCTCTGCGCCATCTTTCTTTCTTCAGGGGTCAGACCCTCAGAGGTTAACCACTGTTGTCTCTTGTATGCTTGAGCATTTGGTTCATTCGCATAAGCCAAAGCCATATCTTCATAGTATTGATCGTATTTCTGATCTTCTGTGAGCTTTTTTCTATTACTGAGTTCACTCTTTTGAATTCTTATGCTAACACCAGTGAGTACCTGATCAATAGATTTATTAGCCCCTTTCTTCATTCCTTTATCAATGAAATATATGATTGCGGCTGTAGTAAGTCCTCCTGCCACAGCCGCCGCCACTGTTGCCGCACTCGCAGCAGCAGCCGCAGCAGCACCCCATTTGATGATAGTCTTGAAGACACCCTTTCCTTTTGGATCCTTGTTATCTAATATTTTGAAGAGCTTTTCAAAATTCTCGTTGGTTTCTTTGCGAAATAATTGAAGAGGTGTTTCAGGGACGAGTGGATCTATTTCCTTTGGATCCTTGAATCCGTGTTGTGTTTTGTAGTCTTCTCTCTTCTTGCGTATCTCAGCGCGCTGTTTTTCTTTCTTATCCATCTTGAGCATCACAATAGCAGTCTGCATAGATGCCTGCTTGATAGCAGACTCCATGAATCCCTTACCTAGAGGCTTGGATGTTGGATCACCATGAGTATAGAGATTAGCACCCCATCCTTTAGGATGATGCTTCTTGGACTCTACGAATTGTGCTGATGCTGGTGCCAGTGGGTTGTAGTGAGCGAATCTGATTTTACCCGTATCCTTATCGTCTGATCTACCCCAATCATCCGTAATAGGCTTGCCACGCACAGTGATCTTGCGTGGCTTGATTAGATCCTTGATATCAGATACATCGTCAGCTATATCAACTATGCTGTCATCAATTTTGCGTAGATAGTTGTATGAAGCAGTCATTAGACTATATGTTTGGGTGTCCGTTACGCCACTCTCACCCCTCTTCTCTTTCTTCTCTTTCTTATCTGGATCGTATACCTCACCCTTCTCCATGGCTTCCATGCGCTTCTTATATTCTTTAGCAGCTTTCTTTTGTGCCTTCTGTTTAGCCCTCAAGATTTCTGGATCTACATATTGACCGAACATAGCATCAAGGAAGTTAGCCAATTGTGGTTTGCCCATGAGTCGAGCTAACTTGGAAGCTTTGGTGGTACCGACAGTCTCATCACCAATACGCTGAGACATTTTCTTCTTGACTGCTGTGTTCATCAGAGCAAATAAACGACTGCGCCCTTCTGCTCCTGCCTTTTGTGCGGCAACGGTGGCGTCGGTAATACGCTCAATACCCTGCTGTGCTGCTAGCTGAGTTTGTGCGTTATATTGGTCTTCTTGATTTGCCATTATCTCTTTCTCGTTTGCTGCTCTAATCTAATGCGCTCATTCTCTGCTTTCGTATGAGCCGTTATCAAAGACACATATACAATCCTCTCCCATGGTATCATATCTTCAATATCACGATACGAATAGTTATGATGCTGCATCATTGCGAAGTTGGTCTTCACATAGTTATCAAGGCTATCGTAGCCTGTGACTAGATAAAAAAACCTAGTAGATCCTCCGTGTGGATGTGGTGAAGAAACCCACATTTCTTACAGGCTACGGTGTCACTCAACACCACCTTTGGTTTTGTGCGGAAGAATGTCTTGATGCGTTCCATATGTTCAACACTCAAGCTATCCATGAATTCGATTAGTTCTCCCGGCTTCATGTCTATTGGTTTGGTAACAGACTCAGGACCAAACACACACTCAACATTATCCATTATCATGTTGAACAATGTGATGTATGGATCCTCATTCTCATCTACCTTAATGGTGGAATTGAGCATAGGGTATTTGAGTTTGACCCCAATCTTATCTGTGATCATTACAGTTGGATTATGCTCTTCTGGAATTTCAAATGTAACTTTGGTAAGATCCAATAAGTAATCGGTGTCAACATCACACACAACCTCTGTACCATCTTCCTTTGTCTCTATTACATTCTGGCAATTGAATACCAGTTTGACACTCTCACCAACTGATGTGGCGCGGATCTTGAGGAAGATCATCTCAATATCGAATAGAGGTAGATTGTCTACAATAATCTCTTCACACACACAATTTTGTACGATCTGCCGAACAGCATTTCGCATCTCTTCTGGATCTTTGGATTCCTTGGCAATCAAGAGAATCTTCTCCTCACGCACTAGGAATGGGCGGAACTTTACCTTGCGCCCTAATGAATACACATCAATCAACAGAACAGGATATTCAATTTTTGGCAATGACATACTAAATCACCTCAACCAGTTGGATTAGAAATTGGGGGTCCGAACACGCCGCCCGGTGCCTTGAACGAATCATATACCTGTTGGAGTAAGTTCTTTTCTTTGCTCCATGTGCGGTAGCTGAACGTTACATTGAGTCTTTGAATCTGATCATCACCCCATGAGACAGGCTGTGATTGAATTTGAATCGGGAAGCACTCTTCATATGTATATCGTACTGATGGTATACCGGTATCGTGGAATGCTAGGACTTGGATGGTACTAATATAATCATCACGATATGATGCTGTGCCTGCTGGTCTACTATCACCCGTAAGATTGATGTATGATTCAATAGTGCTGCGCTTGGATCCTTTGGGTAGAATGAATTCCATCCAGTCATCAAAGAATTTGCGCTCCCACAGGTCGCCAGCACATATGAATGTGAGTGACAGTGGTTCATATACTGGTGTGGCACCTACGGCGAATGGTGCGCCCGATATCTTTTGATCAACCGTATTGATCTGATATCCCGGTAGGCTGGCAGTCTCACACTGGAATGACAAACCAACAGTATTGATTGCTTTACCTATACCTGCGCTTGCTGCGCCTATGATGGAATTCTTACCACCGATAAGACCACCGAACAGACCACCAGATATTAGACCCGGTGGTTGGTAGATCAACGCAGCAAACTTGGCAGACTTTGAGAAATCTGCGTGGACTGCGTAGTGAGCTAGAAATGCGTTGGGAAGCATGGTCGTACCTTAGTTGTAGTGGAATCGTTCATAAGGTAGTAAGACTGCCAGTTCCCACTGGTCAGGCTCAATGTAGATCATGGGTGACTCCATATACTCTAGGAGATACCGCTTGATACAAGGGCGCATGATATCGTACTTCTTGATGCCGTTCAACACCGAATAGGAGAGCTTGAACCGTGTGCTATCGTCATATTTAGTGTTGGTGATGAAATCGTGTAAGAGCGAAATCAGTGCCAGTCGTGCGCCGGGATCCAGATAGTGTAGGTTCAACCCAAGAAAGCCATCAGGGTATATCTCCATGGGCAGCACGATAGGGTATTCGTCCCACATGGGCAGGGTAGCCTCACCTTTCGCAACATAGTGATAGGCGTACATGCGCCCGATCAGGGCGTGGGCTGTTGCCTTGCGTGGGTCATTGAGGATGTTGGAGCGATTGGTAGGAATCCGTAGCCGATTGATGACTGTGCCATACCATGCCCTCGCAGCCTTTGTGCGTGGAGCGATACCAGCCGTCTTCATGGCTGCGCGTAGACTGTCCCATACTGATATTGCCATTATATCCCCATGATCCCTAGATCGTGTTCAGTGATAACCTTGAACTGCCATCCCCTATCTAGGCAGTATTCAGTGGCGTGTTTCCACTTGCTCTCGTTTACGCCCCATGTCATGACCTCGTTGAGATACTTGCGGGATACCTTACGGGTCTTGGGCTGTTTGGGTGGTTCTGACTGCTTGGCAGGCTTTACTTCTAATATGAAGGTACCGCCTGTTGTCTTACAATAGAAATCAGGGAAGTACCGGTGAACCTTGTTATCCACAGGCGAGCGATAGGGTATCACAATCTCTTCGCTGGACCATTCCAGCACCTTGCTGTTGGTGTCCAGATAGACCATGACCCTGCGTTCCCACAACGAACGATAGACAATACCGGTGCTGTCGCCCCGATATTTGGTAGGATTGGAAGGTTTGTAGTGTCCAGAGTATGCCATAAATAGTATTTAGCGCACTCATTTGAGGCATAACTGATATGAAAATGTACCGTTGTGTGATATGCCGGGAGCTATTCGATATGGCAGGCATCATGAACCACATGGAATCCCATGATGACTTCTGGCGTCCTAATATGAAACTGCCGGGAACCCTAGAGAGTTTCCGGCAACGGTTTAGCCCATTAGGGCTGGATTTGATCGAAGAGGTAGAGGACAACGATGTGTCCACCTTCGAAATGAAGGATCCTAGATAGCAAAAAGGGCAGGGATTTCTCCCTGCCCTCTAACCACACTGTCGTATCCAGTGGATGCCTATACGAATAGCATCAATTACCGTTTTCCAGTATGGTTCACTCAGTTGCGAGCTTGTCGAAGTAGTCCATGTCGTCACCGACAGTCACTTCCTCGGCAGTCTTGCGCACCTTCGCCTTAACCGACTTTGGCTCTTCGAAAGGTGAAGAGTCGTCCGCAATCGGCATTGCTGCGCGTGCCTTGCCAACCGATCCAAGTGCGCGACTGAGCTTTTCGCTCAATTCGTCATAGCTCTTGAACTGGTCAGATGCCACGAACTGCTTGAGCGAGTACAGGCTCTTCCAAAGCTTTTCGATTGCCTTGTCGTCACCATCAGCCACAGCACTGCGAGCATCGAACTCAGACTTGTCATAGTTGC